CAGTTCGTATTGATGTATAATGCCGACTTCTTCGCGAAGCTCTCCGATAAGGAGAAGCTTGGCGTACTCAAGCATGAGTTCTACCACTTGGTCTTCGAGCATGTCACTGGTCGTAAGCCGGAGGGCGGTCTGACCAAGATTGACAACATGTGTATGGACCTCGCGATTAACTCCCACTTGATTGGCGAGTTGCCCGAGATGTGCTGTGTTCCCGGCGTTGGTCCCTTTGAGTGGGCTGAGCCTGGAAAGTCTTACGAATGGTACAAAGCCAATTGGCAAGACCAAGACGATGAAGATGGTGAAGGCGGCGAGGGTTCTCCCGGTGATTCCTTTGATGATCACTCCGGTTGGGGCGAGGCCGATAATACTGAAAACGAGATTGCAAAGGAACGTCTGAAGGAAGCAATTAAAAAAGCTGCTGAAGAAGCTAGCCAATCCGGTTCTTGGGGAAGTGTCCCAGCTCAGTGTCGTAAAGACATCCTTGATCGTCTTAAGGTTCGTATCAATTGGGAGAAGGCTCTAAGATACTTTATTAAAACTTCACAAAAAGCAGATAAGAAATCTACTGTTCGTAGAATCAACAAGCGGTTCCCTTACATTCACCCAGGTAAGAAGGTTAAGCGTCATGCTAAGTTCGCTGTGTCCATTGACCAGTCCGGCAGTGTGGATGATGAAATGCTTGGCAAGTTCTTTGCTGCTCTTGATAAGCTAGCAAAGCTCGCTTCCTTTACCGTGGTTCCCTTTGATACTGAAGTGTGCGAGGACCATGTGTTCGAATGGAAGAAGGGCAAGCGGTATAAGGCAGAGCGTGTACGGTATGGAGGTACTTGCTTTGATGCTCCTACCAAGTGGGTTAACGAGCGGAACTTTGACGGTCACATTGTGCTGACTGACCTCTGTGCTCCTAAGCCAATCACTTCGAAGTGCAAGCGACTGTGGGTTACTACTCCGCAATACGCCGAGCGTCCCTACTTTGAAACCAAGGAAATCGTTCTGGTGGTAGATTGATTATTGCCGAGGATATAAAAATAAAAAACTTAACAACTACTTGACATAATAGTAGTAGACAATCCAGCAGTAGTAGTGTATAGTATAGTAGTAGTAAGAGAGGGAAGCAATGGAAGAGTATGAAGAAGAGATCCAAGACTATCTTGATTGGAGGGAATACCTCAATGACTAACACAGACCTAATGATAGCAGCAGGCATAGCACTAACGTTACCTATTCTATTAGGAGTAAGCGAACTGCTACTATGGTTACAAAGGTAGGGGTACCCCCTCCCCCCCGGTAGTACCCCAAGTATGTGCCATACGTCTATACCCTAGCATATGGCGATTAAGGCCACGCGACACACCAGAAAATTTTACCAGATATATGAATTCAGCCAAACTTAACCAAATCTATGAGAATGCAGCTAATGGTACTTTGCTACCAGAGCAAGCAAGTAACATACTGACATCCGTTTGTGAGTATGCCATGGTATTGGAACAAAAGGTTGCCAACTTGAAAAAGCAAGTTAAAAGCCTAAAGTCGGAGAGCTAAAAAATGGCGCAGAAAAAATTACCATTTTTTAAGGTAGGTGATTTGGTACGCCGAAAGGGACATACAATACCCGGAAGCGGGAGGGGCGATGACATTGGCGTAGTGATTCAAACAACCGAGGGCACAAGATCGCACATCAAAGTGCATTGGCAGCATGACAACACAATAACTCATCTTAGCACATATGCTGCCATTGATAGGCTTATATTGCTTTCTAATGATGGATGTGAATAATGCCAGCTAATGATTATGAGATAGGTGATTTGGTTAAGTGGTATGAGTACTATGCCGAGGGTGATATTGTCAAAGATGGCGGCTCAGGTATCGTAATGGAGTTACGAACAACCAATATTAAGATATATTGTACAAAAAACAGTACATCTAGATGGTTCAGCAAACGAAACGTGGATTTAATTAAAAAGGCTTAATCATATAACCCAGTACTAGTTTCTTATAGAAGGAGCATGTATGAGGGGTGAAGAAGCCAAGATTTGAACAGGGTGATTTAGTGCGATATTTCGAATTTGAACAATTCCATTATGGCGAGGGCGTACTGCGCAATACAGGATTGGGAATTGTTGTGAATGAGATGCACGTATCGTGGGATGATAAAGTCAATCAATGGATAGAAACATCTACCTGGAAAACAGAAAAGGTAACACGATATCGTGTACACTGCACTGATTCAGGATTATTAAAGTCTTTTGGCGCAAGGTCGCTGGAATTAATTGCTAAAGGTTATATTAAGGAGGTCTAATGGCAATTTGTATTACATGTGAAGAAGAGTACTCGGATAAACGTCGGGAACTGGGGTATCAAACGTGTCTCCGCTGTGGTGAGACCGAGGCGCGGGTTATCGCTCAAAAACGAGCGCATGCCAAGCTTTGTGAGATGACACCCTATATTTCGGGATCGTTGGCTCAGCCAGATTCACTATTTGACAACCGCCCCGGTCATGAACGCGGCATCCCAGGTCAGATATTTAAATAAAATAATTATTGAATTTAGTCTATTCATGATATAGTTACTTTAGATAAGGTGGCTTGTTATGTCTAAATTCAAAAAAAATAAATTTAGCCTTGAGGACTTGCTTGAGGAACGCTTAGAAGAGTACGAAGCTTATATAGAAGATGAGTACGATACATATGCTTCTAATAGAAAAGAAGATAGTTCAATTGTACAACACGATAAAGGGTTTTATGACTCTCTTATGAAGTTATATGTAAAGGACTTAGAAAGCTTGACAAAAAATCTCAAGCCTTCTACATATCAAGTTATCTCTGGATCTGGGCCTGCGTGGTTTTTTGAGCCAACAACAAAAAAAATGATTAAAACCGATAGGGGAATTGAAATTGTTGTCGTTCCCGGCGAAGCAGATGAGTACGGACGCCTATTAGTTCGGACTATGAATACGTTTATCATGGTACCAAGAGAAGAAGTGTTGGACTTAGGCTATAACTAAGAATGGAACAAATTTGGCGCACGGGTTCGGGGGAAATACTATCCTTTAACGCCGTGGTTGCCGAAATTAGAGAACATGTCGCTAACCACGGCTCTATATATGTGGGAACGGATAGCTGTGTTGATAAGAATAGGTGTGTATTTGCTACTGCAATATGTTTACATGGCGCTAATGAGCAAAGGGGAGGAAAATATTTTTTCCGAAGAGTTTCGTTTAAGAGAAAAAAATTTTCGTCATTAGTTCACCGCATATCACACGAAGTTCAACAATCAATCGAGCTTGCCCTATTATTATCTGAAGATGTGCCGCCTGCAAAGATTGAACTGCATATCGACATATCTCCCGCAAACAAAGGAAATGGTACTTCGAAGTTTGCGGATATGCTTACCGGATATGCTCGTGCGTCGGGTTTTGACTATAAAATTAAGCCTGATGCGTGGGCATCTCAATCTGTTGCGGATAAACATTCAAAATAAGCTGCTTTTAGCTTATTTAAATTCTATTTATAGATGAGGAGAATCCTATATGCAAATTTCAAAGCAACGGCTCATTCAAATTATTAAAGAAGAACTTCAATCGGAAGACACCGCAGGAATGCCCCTATATCCTGCCAAAGATATAGAAAAGGGCGCACAACTCCAGCACGGAGATGACTTAGGTGCAATTAAAAATGAATTGGTCAACCTGCTTTCGACTCTTGAACACAATGATGCAGTTGATGTTATGATGGGCGTTGCAGCAGAGCTTGGTTTAAACCCACCAGAGGATGAAGAACCTGAAGCGCCTGAAGGCGAATATGGAAGAGAAGCGGGCAACATTGGGTTTGTAACTACTCGCGAGGGTATTGAAGAAATGATTGCAAATGAATTAGTGGATATGTTAAAGAAATGAAAATTACAAAATCTAAATTAAAAAATATGATCAGAGAAACGCTTGCGGAGGCAAATGGCGAGCGCGAAGCAGGTGAAAGTATTGCAGGCACTGGAAAAACGAGATCTGCTTCTGCACGATATGCACAGTTAAGAAAGAAAGCTGGCGAGGCATTGGATGCAAAGGAAGTTTCCGGTCAAGAACGAGAGATTCTTGATCTTGTATTAGATTTTTTTGAAAAACTTGCGGCCACGCCGGGTGTTGAACTCAATAAAGCACGGATTACCATTGATCAGTATCTTAAAAGAATGGAATCAATTGTTTTAAAACAGTCCGATACGAAACCAGCGGACGAACCAGCGGGTGAACCAGCGAGCGGAGAAGAAGAAAAAGATCCCGAGGTAAACGTACCGCGTTTAGGCTAATAAATGTCTATATACCTTAGATGTTCAATGTGGGCGATTTGGTAAGACGTGTCAAGATTTTATCTATAGGCGACAATAACGATGTTGGCTGGATGACAGATCACACTATATCTGATGATGTTGGAATTGTTATAGAGGTGGAAACACCAGACTTTGATATTCAGATTTATACTCTAAAATATCCCGAATGTTTTGTAAAAGTGTTATGGCAAGCAGAACAAGGCATAAACCCACTATGGCACTGGGGAGAGGAATTAGAGACTATTAAAGACAAAAAATAGTTGACAACACATTTTAAATATGTTAAATTATATATGTATTTACGAGGTGTTATATGAAAAATTTTGGTTATGCTTGTATTAATATGGGTTTCTCAACTCGACCCAAGTCAAAAAGAATTACTACCAACAGGTCTATGATTCGCAAAACGTTTGATGAGCGTGGTATTAATTACGCATCTGAACTTGCGCTACAAAATGTAGAAGATTTGCATCGCATCCTGCATTGGAACTTGGCAAATGATATTTATTTCTATCGTCTGTCCTCAGATATTTTTCCTTGGGCTTCTGAGTACGAGATGGAAGATCTTCCAGACTATGACATGATTGCTTATCGTTGCAAGCGTATTGGTGAGTTTGCCAAGCAACATGGGATGCGGCTGACGGCTCATCCGGGTCACTTTAATAAATTAGCGTCTCCTAAAGAGCGTGTGTATAAACTTACCGAGACCGATTTGTCTGTCCACGCTAAAATGTTTGACATGATTGGTTTGCCTCGCACACCCTATGCCAAGTTAAATATCCATGTTGGTGCGGCTTACGGCGACAAAGCATTTGCTCTTGATAATTTCTGTCGCAACTTTGAACGCCTCCCCGAGTCTGTTCGTTCGCGTCTTACTGTTGAGAACGATGACAAGCCATCCTTGTATACCACAGAAGAATTATACGAGGGCGTTTACAAGCGCATTGGCACTCCTATCGTATTTGATTACCACCACCACATGCTTCATCCTGGTACTCAAACAGAACAAGAGGCACTTGAAATGGCATTATCTACGTGGGGCGATATTAAACCAGTTGTTCATTATGCAGAGTCACGTTCCGTAGAATATAACAATCCTAAGATTAAGCCACAGGCTCACTCTGATTATGTGCTGACGCCCCTTAATGACTATGGTAATGACTTCGATATTATGATTGAAGCAAAGCACAAAGAGCTTGCACTTCTGCGATATCGTAAGATCTTACTGGAAAATGCCGCATAATATAATTCTTGACACTTCCTTGACACAAGTCTTTGTAAACTATGTTATATTAATAATGTAAGGAGAACTCATGGTCAACCGTCAAGAACTTCATGAATCATACAATACAGTTTGGCAATATGCCGTTAATCGTCTTGGTTACGAGATTTATGAGGGGCCAGATATGCAAGATGTTTGTATGTCAGATGTCAAAGAAATTAATATTTGTTCCAGAAAGGGTGTTGAGAAAAAACTTTATGCCCTTCTTCATGAGTGTGGTCACGCACTAATTCGTGAAAATTGGTCTAAGTTTTCCAAAGAGTTTCCCGCCCATGCTGAGTGTGGATATGATGGGCGTAAAAATCGAACAGATAGTTATCGTATCTCTCTTGTTGAAGAAGAATACGAAGCCTGGAAGCGTGGAAAGCGTCTTGCAAAAAGGCTTGGGATCAGTTTTGATGAAGAGCGGTATGAAAAACACAAAGTTCAATGCCTAATGTCATATATGAATTGGGCGGTGGGGCAATATGATTAAGAAAAAAATTAAGAAAAAAATTAAAAAAGCTATTAAATGTAAAGAATATTTACAATCTGTATCTTTGGCGGCTATTATGGGACTAATTATTGTGATAAGGGCAAATGCAAATGCCAAAAAGGACTATAAAGAAGATTCTTAAAAGGTTTATGAGTTTTAAAAAGACGCCATTAAATGAAGAACCATTTGGAATAAGAACAATGCAGCGTCTTGATGTTGGAGATTTAGTGCAATGGTCAGAATTAGGTAAAAATGGATATAACCAAGAGAAGAAAATTGGAATAATTGCCGAATTGTATCTAGAAAAAAGAGGAACACGAAACGTTGCACTTGCAAGAATTAATGAAATTGTTAAAAGTAAAAACAATTTGTCGCTTTTAGGGCGTGAAAAAGAAGTTCTTGTCGTAAGTTTGCAAGTTTTATCAAAAGTGAGTAAAGAAGATGAACAATTATCCGTATAAAATTTATTGTGATATGGATGGAGTGCTTTGTGATTTTGAAAAGGGCGTTGTTGAGGTCATAAATCGAAATTTAAAGAGTAAAAATCCAAAAGAACCTAAGCTTGCAGCTAAAGTTGTTGAGGAATTGGGAAGAAATTATGTAAAAATTGCTGATATTCAGAAATATGCACCCGGAAAATCCCGCGCAGCAACAAATTACATGTATAAATTGGTGCATGATGATGAAGCTTTCTGGGCGAATCTGCCATGGCAGCCCGGTGGAAAAGAACTTTGGGCATATATTAAACAATACAACCCAGATATCCTAACTGCCCCGATGGATAAGCAAGGAAAAAACGAATCTTTGAGCGGAAAGCTGTTGTGGGTAGAAAAAAACCTTGGTTTAAACCCGAATAAAGTAAATTTTGAACACAAAAAGTGGAAATATGCACTTTCTCCCGATGGGAAGTCAAATATTTTGATTGATGATTTTGAAGCTAAGGTAAAACCGTTTACAGAAGCAGGTGGAATTGGTATTTTACACATTTCTACAAACAATACGATAAAAATATTAAAACTTCTAGAAGAATTTGAATAAAACCCCATAAAAAACGGGGTTTTTTGTTATTTATACCCCAATTCGACACTATTTATATTGACTTTTTATATTTGGTGTCGTTTTTCATGAAAATTAAGGTTAAAAATCGTTCAACGCAAGATATGAGCCACATGGGTTCGTATTTAAATTCATTTTTACCTTATGCACAAAAAAAAATGGGGTTTAATCGCCCTCCAACCATTTTTTTCGACTCTGATCCTGAAAACGCTCAAAATGTGCTTGGAAAAACAGGATATTATAATCCTGAGACTGACGAAATCGTTGTTTTTGTTGATAAACGGCATCCAAAAGATATTTTACGATCTTTGTCTCACGAGTTAGTACACCACGCTCAAAATTGTCGTGGAGATCTAAAACCAGAGGTTGCGGGCGAAACAACGCCAGGATATGCACAAACAAATGCGCATATGCGCGACATGGAAAGCGAAGCATATAAATTTGGAAGTGGATTATACTTTCGTGATTGGGAAGATTCCCTGAAGAATCCATTAAAAGAAACTAATTATAAACACACTACAGGAGATATTCATAAAATGTCAAATTATGACCAACTAAAAGAAGAAATCACTAAAAAAGTGGTTACTGCTCTTACGGAAAAACTAAAAGGCAATCAACATAAAATTGACGCCGACAAAGACGGTAAGATCACCGGAAAAGATTTCGCGCAATTGCGAAAAGACAAAGACGTTAAAAAAGAGAGTGCTTTTGCTCCAAATCATTATTGTTTGCACCATGGGGGCGTTCAACATGAAGGTAAAATTCATATGGCCGAAGCAGTTGGTCACAATTGGAACAAAGAGGAGCATCGCGTAACTCACTATGATATGAAATTGGAGAACGGTACTATTCTCGAAAACGTACCTTTTGAGGAAATTCAGGTCACAAATGCCTCTCTTGCACAGGAGCACATGCACTCTGTGCGAGATGATGATGACGATGATGATTTAGAAGAACGTAAAAAACGTGATACTCCCCGTGACTCTGACCGTCGTGAAGATGTAAAACTTAAGGTTAACGAACGAGAAATGCCTGAAAAAGAACCTGTTGATCCAGAGGAAGTTGAGCACGCCCCAAAGGCAAAGGATGCTAAACCAGATCCGAGACTACAAGAAGAAGCTGTTGAGGAAGTCAACGAAGAAGAAGAAGAAGAAACCGTGGAGGAGGCTACTTCAAACGATGAGTGGTATCAAAACGAATTATTTGAAAACCTTAAAAAGCGATGGGCAAAATAAATGATTTTGATCAATACTTCGTTGTTTGGTCCGACGAAAAGTCACGAGTTTATGATCCCTTTGCCAATATTGAAGATGCTTATCAACACATGGTAGAAAAATTATCCGAGGGCAAGTGGGCTTGTTTAAGTTCAAAAGATAAGTTACCAAAAATACACTATACACACATAAGGAGATAAATTATGGCGTCACCAAGAAAAAAATGGCTAAGAAGAAAATTAGCAGAAGAAGAAGCAGCAAGACAGGTAGAACAAGAAGTTAGTCCTGTTCCCAAACCTGCTCCTAAGCCTGTTTCTAAACCAAAACCAAAAAGACTTAAATCTAAAGAGAAGTAAAATGGATTTAAATTCTTTAACAAGAAAATTTTTATATAATTTACAGGAAGGCAGATTCAATGATGTCGGTATACGGGAATATATACAAGCTCTTGGTGAAACTCTCAATTCATTTAAGCCTCGTACACAAACGGAACAAAGACGTTTAGCTGTGGCCAGACAACAATTAAAAGAGATAAGACGCCACACAAAAAGATTACAAGAAAAAGTTACACTTCTTGAAGAAAAGGTATCTGTTTTAGAAGAAAATAAGGATAAATAACCATGGGCGGAGTCGCAGGCGGAATGGCTCATTTGTATAATGATCCAACTTTAACATTTAATGATATTAAAAAAATACTCTCCGCCGCTTCCCAAGGTGAAATACAGGGGACCGAAAAGACTGATGGATACAACATCTATCTTGGTTATGTTAATGGCAAAGCAAGAGCAGCCCGAAATAAAGGTGATATGGCAAAAGGAGGCATGGATTTTGCCCTCCTGGCTGCCCGTGAATTTAAAGGCGGACCTCAAGTTCGTAAAGTTTACTTGGACGCCTTCAGAGCTTACCAGAAGGCTCTGGCGAGCCTTTCGGAGAAGGAATTAGCAGCTATTTTCGGTGAAAATGGCGAAATCTTCTATAATACTGAAATTCAAGGACCAAGTGCTTCAAATGTGGTAAATTATGATGCTAATGTGCTTTCAATTCACCCCACTGGTCATAAAAGATATGATAAAGAGACAAATCAACTTGAGATTGTTGATACATCTGCAAATTTAAGTGCTTTAAACAAAGTAATTGACAGATTTGAAGAGGAACTACAGGACGAAGAATTTAAAGTTCGTCAGACTGCTGCGCTTAAATTAAACAAACTTGATGGTGATTATGATCTCATTATTGCCTTAAACAAGATGGAAAAAGCCGGTTTTTCTGGCAATATGACCATTGAAGAATATTTAGAAGCTAATATTTTAGAATATCTTAGCCAAAAGTTAGCTTATTTGGCTGATAACATAAAACAAGCAGTGGTTGACCGTATACTTCGTAAAGAAGGAGCTTTGGGTATCCCACAAATTACAAAAGGTATGCCCGCTGGAGAAAAGAAAAAGATTAGCGCGTTTATAAAGTACGGTCCAGCGCTTATTAAAAAATATACATACCCTTTAGAAGATGCTATTCATGATTTTTCTGTTGAACTTCTCCGAGGACTGCATAGTGCGTACATTCTTGATAATGAGGCACAGGTCGATAACTTAAAAAAAGAAGTTGGAAATGCAATTCGGGCTCTCCGTGATTATTCTGGTCCCGGTTCTGATAAAGCTCACGAAATATTATTCCAACAATTAAAAAAACTAAAACATCACGACAATGTTAATACAGTTGTTGAGGGATTTGTTTTTCAAATTGGCGATCAAGTTTACAAATTTACAGGTAATTTTGCTCCCGTTAATCAATTGCTTGGTTTGTTTCGCTATGGACGGGGGGATATACCACCTCTTAAATCACAACAGCTTGATGAGGTTGAAACATATTTTGATTACCCCTCCGCACAAGAAGTCATACCAGTGACAAACGAACCCAGCAACCCAGAAGATAAAAAATATCTTGTTATAATCCCAGGCGGGTTTAAGCCGCCTCATCTTGGACATTATAACCTAGTGAAATCTTATTTAGATCATCCTTCTGTAGAAAGGGTAGCAATTGTTATTGGAGATTTGGAAAGATCTGATTCACAAAACAAAATAAATATTGGGTACGACGAGGCGGTTAGAACTTGGAAAGCATATGGTATTTCAGAAGGACCAAATGTGACTCTTATACGGGCCCGTAAGCGCCAAAACAAAAAAGGTCAAGATTATGAAAATCCGATGGCAGACGCTTATGACTTGGTTCAAGAAATTAGCCCGAATGAACTTAAAGCCGCCAATATGGTAATGGCAATGGGAGCCTCTACAAAAGGTGGTGATTATGAAAGAGCAGTTAAATTTGCCCAATCACACCAGCCTGGATCTCGATATTATAGAGAAGGTGTCACAGTTACCGAGCCCCCAGTTAAAGTTCGTGCAGAAGATTATATTTATCCAGAAGGTTCGAAACATGCAGGTCTGCCAATTTCTGCCACTTATATGCGTGAAGCAATTGCAAATAAAGATATAAAAGAATTTTCTTATCATGTGCCACCAACTGCAAAAAAATCAGAAAAAGCGCTTGAAAATTTAATGAATGATTTAGGAAATTATGAGTCATATGAAAAACAAGAAAAGCCTAATTATGATGACGGAACAAGTGCAACCCCTCCCCTAGACCCCAGTGCCTTATATAAAATTGCAGAAGGGTTAGACATATATAATTTATTGGAAGCTATTATAGAGGAGGATAAGGACATTGAGGAGGCTATTGAGGAAATATCCTCTATGTCTGGGGGTAGCGTCGAGGGTTATGCTGTATCTCAAAAGAAAAAGAAAAAACCTACTATTTTCCGTGAAGAAGATGATTTAGACGAAGACAGGGGTATCCGGGGTCAGCCTGGAGCGAATTATCCAAGTGCTCGTGATGCAGACGATAAAACGAATGAACAAGATCCTGAAACTAATAAAACAGGAAATGTTGGACCTAAGTATAAAATAGCCCGAGAACAAAGTGAAGTTGAGGAGATAGCAAACTATTTATTAGACGCTGGAGTATTTATAGGATGAAGATAGATAGACAACAATTTTTGCAAGAATTAAAATTAAGAGAATATATTCAAAAGGCAATTCGTGTAATTCGTGAACGTAAAGAAAAAGAACAAGAATCAATTGTTAAAGAAGAACAACGTCTTCGTAATATTATTAGAAGTCTTCTTAAAGAAGAGGGTGAAGGAGATGAATCTACTGGTATTGCTTTCTTGCGTCGTGATTTAAATAAAATCTTAGGTGTTCTCGAAGATGGATATATATCACTTCGTACTTCTTTTGATCAAAGAAAATCCTATAGGGCACACATTTTAAACGCAATTCAAAATTTAATTACTGTTTCTGATACAAATTTTAATGCAACACCAGATAAAGATCCCGGTGAAGAGGCCGTTGGCATTGAAGAAGCAATTGATGTTAGTATTGGTGATGAAGCTCCAGATCCTAAAAAGAAAATTGATATTGGTCGTAAAAAACCAGAAGATGAAGAAGAGGAAAAAGACACCGAGCAAGCCAAAGAAGAAGCCGAACTTGAAGATTTTGCTATAGCGGGTGAAGACCGCACAGGTGCAGTAGAAGCACTGAGAAGTATGAAACAAATTGAAAATGTTATCAAGAAAACATATAACGGATTGTTTGATCCTAATGATCGCGATTTATATGCTGATTATCTTATAACTAATCTTCAATTATATTTTGATGAATTTGAAGAAGAGCTTCAAGCCATGATTCCTGAACCGGAAAACCCCGACTATGAGCAACGAAAAGCTGTAGATACAGCGCCCGAGCCGGACACTGGTTTAGCACTCGAAGAAGAAGATCCTTTATAAAAAGATCTCAAATAATTTTAAAAACAAAATTTTATATGCTACCCTGGGAGGGTAGGTGGAAAAATGAGTTGGAAAAAACAACGTAGACTTCACGGTAAAAATAAATATTATAGTTTATCTAAAAAATTGAGACGTGAAAGTAAATCAAATGATGAATTTGAAGTTATGATTGGTCAGTTAACACTAGAAGAGTTAATCGGTCTCAAATTAGAACTTGCAAGTAAAACATTGGGTGGTAGATTATTTGGCTTACCTGTTTGGCATTCTTTACACTCTATTGTACAAGACGCAGTTTTAAAATGGGTGTTTTCTGCTTCACGAACACAAGGTGAGGCAATGAGATTTTTGGGAATGCAAAAATCAAATTTTGTTAACTTAGTTAAAAAATATAAAATAGATGATTATTTTTCAGAAATTAATGTTGACAAAGAAATATAAAAAAGATATATTAAAGTATTAGACTACAAACTTAAAGGGAAAAGCGGGTTCAATGTCTCCAACGAACCCATAACATGTTGGCGTTAAATTGGTTAAAGGGAGACTGGCAAGACGATGAGCGAGGCAGATTCGTCAGTTTGTAGTTCCACTTTATGGGGATGAAACGGTTTCGACAGGATAAGAAAGAGAATTAGTGCAAGTAGGCAAGATACAGCCTTAATCGTTCAAAAACAACAATTGCAAATAATAACGCAAACTTCGAATTAGCACTCGCTGCTTAATCGGGAGGCTACTCAAAGCCTTCTATCCAATTTGAGTATTTACCGCAACAGGGTAGTAAGCGGTATCTTATAGCTACCAAAACATATCAACTGAATTGGGTGAGGGTTTAGCTTGGCAGTTGATTAATCACCCCACTTTTGTTAATTTTCATAGAGTGGCAGGTTGGGATTACGACCCGGCAAAAATTAACCAAACTTGTGAATGACTACTATTGGACTTATTGTGGACGCGGGTTCGACTCCCGCCATCTCCACCATTTCATAAAAAAGGAGAAAATATGAGCTTTATAGATAAATTTAAAAAATTTTTTAACTTTAATCGACTTACAACAGATAAAAAGAAACAAACCACTACCAGTGGTACCACTGTGGTTATTAATGATTATTCTAAATTAAAAGTAACCGAACTAAAAGTACTCGCCAAAGAGCGAGGTATTAAAGGCTATTCTAGTCTTAAAAAAGCACAATTAATCGAATTATTAAACAAATAAAGGAATAAATATATGATTAAAACAATTGCATTTGGATTGTTTATTACCGCATGCGGAAACAGTCAAAATTATGATGATGTATATACTGGGCCAGTACATGGCAAGATCTCTGGAGTTGTTACTACAACTGATGGAACTCCTTTGGATGGTGTTAGAGTATCGGCACAAGATGTGTCGTCAGTAACATTGGAAAATGGTACTTATGTCTTAGAGGACGTTGATCCAAGCGACAATATCGTTGTGACATTTACTAAACAAGGGTATGCTAAAAACTATACGACTACATATTTGCACTCTTGGGAAACAGTAAGTTCTAATGTTTCCCTACTTGAAGCAGATGGTTTTGAAGTCATCGACACCAGCGTTTCTAACAATATTAACATTGGAGATACAAAGGTAAGGTTTTCAGAAAATTCTTTTTTGAATTCTGATGGAACGCCCTATACTGGAGAGGTTACAGTTCAAGTAACACATGTTGATCCCTCCACTTCAGAAATTTGGGGAGCACCTGCTGACATGACGGCAATTGCTTATTCACCCCAGGGTTCACAAACTCAAGCAAAAAACACAACTGCTATTTCTCAATTGGTATCATACGGTATGGTAGACGTGACCTTGTTTGGCTCTGCTGGCGAAGAATTAAATATTTCTAGCAAGTCACCAGCATTTTTGGAAATTCCAATTACCAATGGAGAATTACCTGAAACCTATCACCTTAACGCTGGTGATACCCAGGTTTCTTGGTCTTTTGATCCCGTACTTGGCATTTGGATTGAAGAGGGTGTTGGAAACGTTGTAGAGGAAGATGGAAAAACTTTTTTCCAATTTGAAGCAGATCATTTCTCTTGGTGGAATTGTGATCAAGGGTTCGTTCCATCCTGCGCCACTGGTCGTGTGGTCGATGTAAGCGGTTTTCCAATCCGTGGTGCAGAAGTCACATGTGATGGAAATCAAACTACATCCACCGCAGTTACAGATGATGATGGGTATTATGTTTGTAGTGTCCTCGTTGGAGATCAGGTAACATTCACGGGAACAACATTTGTTGATCAACGCAATTGGTTTAAATCAACAAACAAGTTTATGGATGGCGAAGGCTCTAGTGCTGCTGAGTGTGAACCAATTGACACAATTCAAATTGATGTGTGTCGTATCGCTGGAACAGTTAATGTTCAAAATATCTCTGGAAAAACAGAGATGGATTCAGATGTTAATTCTGATAATGTCGGTGCTTTTTTCTGGGAACCCCCAGGTGATGTGGAATATTGCAACGATCATTTAAGTTCTCTCGACGTTGGTGACTGTTGGGTTGGAACACATGATAATATTCAACGCTCTTTTCCAGAGGGTGTAATTCCGGGCATTCCTGATGATTCACGTTCCGTTGGAAATTGGTTTGAAGTTCGCACGGAAAAAGAATTGTATCGAATTGACCGTGAATCAGTTAGCGGCCAACCCAATTATACTTGGGATAGTCACTCGGTTGATGGAACCGAAGTTTCGGACAGTAGACCAGAATTTAATCCTGGTGATATTCTTGATGCTCAAGCACCTGGAGATTTTTCATCTTATTTCGGAGCTTGGGAAATTGAAGAATTTGCCATGATTCCAGATGCTACTGAGTTTGACATTGGCGATACGCTTTTATCTGTGAATGGGAATACATCTATTTCATATAATAATTCATCTCAAGAAGAAGTATTTGTGAGTGCTTATGTTGGAGAAACACAGATGTTTTGTAAGTTTGAAGACAAAGGTAGTTTTGTTTTTAACCCAACGGGTCTAGACACTGGTTTTGGAGGACTATCTGTTTTTCATCTGGAAACCGAACTATTCGCGGGACCAGACGGACTTCCAGTTAAAACGCAGGTTTTTTCTGGTGAAACACTTCCAATCGATATTAAATAATAAAATATATTTTTATTTAAACAACGGAGGTAACGAAAGTTGCCTCCGTTTTGTTTTTGTGTTCGTAATTACTATGTGACATTTGATAAAAAAACATTAGCAAAAATATATGCTGCTAAATTTCTAGCAAAAAATGAAGCTTTATGGGTAGCTGAAGAAATGTATAGTATCATGGAAGAGAGTATACAATATGACAATACTAATGGACAAGAGTTGACAAAAGAGTTTTTAACTGATATAATAAGTATTATGAACTCTCTTGATGGAGATTATACATCAAAAGTTACAAAACAATATTTGGAACTAACTTTAGAATTAGCTGGATACGGAAAGAAAAAATGAACAAATTAGAACGACTCCAAGTGATATCATATATTGGAGTAGGCTTTACTCTCGCATACATTATTAACACTCTTCTCTTGACATTTAGTTGACAACTTTTTGCTGGACAATCCCTACAATATAAGCTATATTATATATGTAAAAAGGAGCTAGTAATGAACTGTGCAAAAGCAATCAAGAAAATTGAAAAATACCTCGGCATTAAAGTTGAGATTGACGACCACGGCAGGTGTTGGTTTCAGTATGAAGACAAGATCTGTTCCTTCTTCGCTAACGGCTCAAACGATGTTACCAAGGGTGATATCACTTGCATGAGAGTTCGTCGGGCTGGTGATGAGGATGACCCTTATACCGATTACTGCGCTGGCTACTTTGTTGACAATGTTACCCAGTTGATTCACGCTTGTAAGCCACCTGAGCCTAAGTATAAGCCTGGTCAGCTTGTTCGTGGTAAACAAAACAAGCGAGCAAAACGCTGGGGCTTTGCTGGTAAAGTTGGTCTTGTTACCGATTCTGGCTCAGGACAGGCAAGAGTTCTTTGGAACGGCGAAGAGCCTACCCGCTCCTATTTCAGCGAGCGTGACCTTGAACTGGTGAGTGGCTGATGAAACCAATGAAAGTGGGAGACCTCGTAGCTTTATCAAGCTACGGGGAAAACTTAGATGGACTTTACAGATTTACCGATGCATCGCGTCAACGTTGGCATAATGATCTTGTACCACTCCATGGTATTATTGTGAAAGTTGATAAACGCTGGGGAGAAGAAAGATATTTTATTAAGTGGATGAAATCTAACGCTCCGCGAGGCAGAGACGGAAAGTATGGTTGCGTTTTCTTCTTTCGTAAAGATTTAAAATATGTGAGCAGGGCTTAACATATATAATATGGGAGAATGGTGGAATAGGTAGACACAAGAGACTTAAAATCTCTCGCTCGATA